CTGACATTTCACCATCTTCAATAAATCTAAATCCTAAACCATTAGGATCTCCATATTTTTTAGTAAGTAAAATATCTGGTATTACTTGTCTTGCATAAATTTTTTGTAAAGCAAATATATCGCTAATAATCATATTAGCTTCAATTAATTCTAGTTGTGCTTGTTTATCTAGATTTAATTCTCTTGATCTTAATGCTCTAGCATATCTAGGATCTTTAAAAACATACCTTTGATTTAAATCATAATCTCCTTTTCTTGGTTTGATAAAAGGAAAATGGTTTGATAAATCATGGACTAAATCATCTAAAGCTTTTTTGTTAATTTGAACTCCCTTTCTAATATAGAAGTCTTGTATTATTTTTCTAAATTGTGCAGGATTTTTATCAATAGCGTTTTTAACATAAACTATATTAATATAATCTTTAACACCTTTACCACTTTGAATATTTTTTAATCTACTAGTTAATTTATCAATAGTAGATTCTATTCTAGAAATTGAATAGACTTCATCAGGATCACCATATTTAGATTTGAAAGTTTTAGATCCTTCTTTCTTTATTCTAATATCTTTTAAAACTCCTTCCCAAAATTTAATTTCAGCTATAACAGGTATTTCTCTTATTTTAAGATCATTAACTAATTTAAATAAAGGCCCATATACTTTATCTTGTGTAGCTCTTGCTGCTGCTGATACTTCAGGTATCTCATGCGACATAGAATTTAATCTAGCAATACTAACTTCTTTAGCAAATTGATCTAATGATTTCCAGCCATCTGTCATTTTATTTTTTAAAGCTAGACCAATATTAGTAGAAGGTACAGAAGAACCAGTTTCTAATTGTTGTCTTCTAACGTATTTTTGGAAAAAATCTTTAACTAATTTATGAGATTCTATTTCACCCACTCTCATCATACGCATATCTGTTTCAATAGATTTACCTGTTGCTTGGAATCCCCATTCTTTAGTATTTTTAAGTTTTAGCAAAGGAGTATCTAAAAGATCTCCCATCATAGTTCTTGCTGTACTAGATACTTTTTGATTAATTACTCTAAATACTGGAGTCCAAGGCCCTTCTTCTCCAAATATTCCTAAATTACTTTTAACAAATTTTTCACCTTCCATTCTTTTTGCAGGTGTAGATCTATTTAATTTATTTAAATCTTCTTCTAAAATTTTGTATTTATTACCTTTATTAGTTTCAATATTGTAAAATCTTTTATTAGTTTTATTGATAAATCCTTGTCCTATAATTTTAGCTGTACCACCTTTGTTATTAATTTTAACAGTTTGTCCTATTGTATAAACAATTCCTTCAGCTCCTACTCCACTTGGTACTGGATCTAATTTATTAGCTTTAATAAATGAACCATCTTCCATAATACCATCAGCTTGTTTAACTCCAGTATTCCATTCGGAATCTAATTTATTAATTTTACGAGTAACTGACATTGGTGGTGGTGCTGTTAATTTATTAAGAATAGCAGGTATGCCATATGCTGCACCTCCTACCCAAGCTACATAACTATCATCTCTTAATGGATCTATATTTTGTTTAAAAAATTCTTCTGTTAATGCTGCTGTACCAAAAACTTTAGCTGCTTGTCCAAATTTTGTAAACAGTAATAATGTAGAGGGATCTGTAAAAGCTCCTGTAACTCTACCTAAATGATACCAAGGAGATGCTTTATTAATTTCTGCGTGTTTTTTTAATTTGTTAATTGTAGCTGTAGTTTCTGCTGCACTTTGACTAAAATAAAATTGATGCATTAAATCTTCATATCCTTTTAATTGTGGATCTTCTGATGGATTATATGTTTCATCAGGTGGAAAATCTGAATCATTCATCATTTTTTGAATAAGCATGGTAGGTAAGTTTTCTTCTTTAAAACCATCCCACCAATCACTAACACTATAATCAACTACTTTATTATTCTGTGCTTTTTTCTTTTCAACATCTGCAAGAGATATTCCTTGAGGATAAAATACTCCCATTATAATTTACCTAATTCCCCATTGTATGAATTAATAGCTTTTTTATAACCTTCTATAATAACAGCATCTACATATCTATTAGATGTGCCAAATGTTTCATTGTAATATTCGAATCCCATTTCATGCTTAACAATAAATTTTAATAATTTATGCATTTGATGAGAGTCTAATAAATCAATAGTGTCTGTTTTATCAAAATCAGTATGAGCTTCTAATGATTTAAAATATGAAGTTGTATCTTCAGCATACATAGTAAGTATCTTTTCTATTGTAGGATTTTCATCATATCTTATATCTACATCATTTAATTTAGCTGTTAATGACGAATGATTAAGAATAGTTTTAACTGAAGCTCTAATACTATCTACAGGATGTTTAAAGACTGCAAAATGCCTACTATCTCTTTTATAATTAACATCCATTTCACCATTCCATTTATCTGATGAAACTGCTCCCCAGTTATTAGTTCTATGTGTTAATGCTAAATCTGTATTTTGATAATTTTCTGCTGTCCAAGTAGCAAAATTTAATGACATATTATTTTTTGTAAATGTCATTTTGTCAGGTGGATAAAGTGCCTCTACTGCTTTTTCAGTATCATTAATTTTTCTATTTGAATTAATTTTTTTAACAAAAGATAAACTTTCAGAAGCTATGCCATTCATTGTTTGAAATGTAGTTCTTAATTCTCTAAGATCTCCATCATGTCCTAAAGCTCTTGCTATAAAATGGAATGGTCGTAGTTCTACTGGTGTATCATCTAAACCAGGAATATCAGGATACCATCTCCAATTTCCTAATTTTAATCCTTGACGCATTGTTCCATATATAAATTTTTCTGCTAATCCTTTTTTGTCTAAATCTAAACTTTTAAAAAATGCTGTTTTTTGAAATTCTTTAAACATTGCATCAGCAGTATGATTAACTACTTGTGTTGCACTTGCTGGTGAATCTTTATCAATAATATTTGTCCATTTGTGAGGTTCAAATTTTTCATTTAATGTAATCACATCTGCTCCGTTAACAAAAGATATGTTATAATTATTTGTACCATCATTATCTAAAGATAGCTTAACATCGCCTTGATTATCATCTGCCCAAATTTTAAAATACTTATCTAATACTACATTAAAATCATTAGTGCCCCATTTTGACAGTTGTTCTGATTTACTTAACATATGAAAATCTTGATTGATTGCTGCATAAACATCGTCATCATTAAAAGAACCTTTGTTTAGCCAAAAAGGATCTTTAACTAATTTAGGAACACCATCACCTGTATGACTTTCTATTCCATAATTTCCATCTTTAAGTTTTTGTAAAGTTCTGTGCCAAGCTTTTTCTCTTAAGTTAGAATTTTCATCTGCCCAAACATCAAAAGTATCTGAATTAGACATTAAAGCCATTTCATTAATAAATAGATTTTGAAATTGGATTTTAGTTTGTGCTGACATAATTTTAGCAGCATCCCATGATATCCAGGTTGTTTGATCTGATTGTTCTAATAAATGTTTATGGTATAGATTTTTTTCATCCATAAAAAATTTAACAAAAGCATTAGGAGAATGTAATGATTTAGTAATCGTATTGTCAAACCTATCCCATTCCATCCATAAAAAATCACCTTTATTTCCTTCATTAAAAGAATTGCTAATAGCTGTAATTCTTTTATCCCAATCCATATCTTTATAACTATTTAATATTTCTGCTGCGACTACATCATCTCTAGATGTTATGTCTTGTTCTGCAGCCCATTTTAAAAAATCACTACCACCTGCCCAATTAGGAAATACATCATCACTAATTAAATAATTAAAAGTAAAAAGTTTTTCTCTTAATTGAGCTAATACTGCAGGATTCTCATAAGAACCCCCTCCGTCTATTTGAAGATAAGTTTTATATTCATCTGGAAATATATTTAATTCTGAAAGAAGATTGGTTGCTGTAAGAAAGCTATCTGTAAAATTACCATTTTGATCAAAACCCATTTGAACTTCGTGAATACCAAAGTTGGCTAATATAGCTGAAGCTGTATCTTTTTTTTCTTGATCATTTTTAAAGTCAATCAGTTTTCCACTTTGCATAAATGAAGTGATATTACTTTGAATATAATTATTATAATTAACTTTTTCGACTACTTTGTTATATTTCTCTGATTGAAATTCCATTCCATTAATAGACATAGCAACATCATGTCCATTTCTTTGAGCAGTTTGATCTTGTTCCCAAGATAATATGTTATTGGGTTCTAGTAATGCTTTATAATTAATTGTATTAGAAGATCCTGTAGTTTTAAATTTTTCTCCATTAAAAATTTTATATTTCTTATAAATTTCTGTAACAATTTTTTCTCTTGTATCATCATCTTTCATCATAGCTAATGATAATTGATAAATAGGATTATCTTTTGTAGATCCATCTCCAGGTTTAACACCTACATCCATTGCTAATCCATCTTTATTATTAGCATATAAATTTAACCATTCTAGTGCTTGGTCAGTATTCATAGTCATCATCATATGAACACCTCTAGAAATTAAAATATCTTCAACTGATTGTTCTATATTTCCTTCGTGTTTTTTATCTGTTCTTTTTTCAGTTTTAACAAAAGTTTCAAAATTATTTTTAGAGTGTTCATTAACTTTAAAAAAACCAGAAAGAGTTTCATCATTAATTTTTTGTCTTGCTATATTACCATCTGCAATTTCAGAAGATATTCTAAGGTTATTTTCTGTATCTGTATTAATATTTTCCCAAATAGTTAAATCATCATTTGCTAACTTTGTTTCATCAAGTTGTAATCTTTTATTTGTTGCTCCTATTACTGCATTAGTACTATAACTAGCTAACATAGCTTGAACTTGTACTTTGTATCTAGGGGGTGCTTTTTCTAATAAATTGGTAGAATAAGTATCAACTGCTGTTTTCATTCCATTGGGATCATTTTCAAATTCAGAACTAAACTTAATAAAAGCTTCTCTTGTTTTAATTTGAAAATCATTAAAATAATTAGCTCTAGCTGTATCAGCCCAGTTTTGTTCTAATCTCTTTAATGTTGGTTCAAACGCATCTGCTACTATACTAAAAGTACTTTTAGCTGGAACATAAGGAACACTTGAATCTATTGTTTTTAATTTAACTTCTTTTTTACCACTATCTAATGCCATAATTGATAAACTCCCAAAAAAAATAATATTAATATATTATGCATCTTTTTTTGCCTTATATTCATAACCAGCACTCATAATAGATGCCCAACCACCAAACACTTCTTTTTTACGTTGTGATTTTGCTATTTGTGCATTTAATGATAATTCATTAATATCACTTGTCATATTTAATCTTATTGTAGCTATATCTTTATCTGCTCTAAGACTTTGTTGATCTTGTATATTTAAAAATGACATACTAGAAACATTAAAACCTGTACCTGCTTGAATAGCTAAATTATGTGCTAACGCATATTTTAATTTTTCTTTACGATCATCTTCTTCTCGTCTAGCTACTTCAGCTATTCTCATAATACGATCTTGATACCTTTGTTGTTCAATCTTTGCTTGTTTTTTAGATTCTTTAATATCGTATAAAGACTTCGCAGCTGTTATGACAAACATTGTTACTGGATCAGCACTCATGCAAAAACTACCTCCACAGACATACCCAAGATTTTCATTGGTAAAGGATCATCTTGAGAAATTGTTATTGTTGGACTTTTACTATAACCTAAAAAGAAAAATTCTTTTTTAGATGTTACTGGAACTAGGTCAGAGCCACCTGCAAAACTAACTTGTTGTACTACTAAAGATTTAGAGGTGCTATCTGCAGCTTTAATAGTCATATCCAAAGTTGAGTTTAAATCAACGATGGCTCTTGAGATTCTTCTTGGAAGACCTGTTAATGGGCCTTCAGGTAATTCTTTATCTATAGGCATAGTTTCTACAGAAGGAGTATAATTAAATCCTACTTTTAATCCAGTAGCTTTAGGTGCATTTGTTAAAGTAATTGTATTTGAACCAGATACAAGAAATGATCCAATAGAACTATTACCTTGAACAACATTAATTGTTTCAGCTTGATAAATAGCATTTACGGTATGTAAAAATCCTTTAGTAAATGTTATAACTCCATTATCTGCTGGAGTTGCTGCTAATGTTGCATCTAATGTTAAGGTATAAGTACCTCCACCATTATCTACAAGAGATTCAATTTTATATTCTTTGGCATTACCTGCTATAGAAAATTCTTCACTTACTTTAGGTGCTGAAGTTAATCCATCTACTATTAAAGTTGTACCACTTTGAGCAGCTCCTTTAACTAAAGGAGTTCCTCTTTGGTTTAAAGTAGAAGTAGTTTGGCAATCAAGTGTAGTACTATCATCATCTGCAAATTTTTCTAAAGTATAAACTGTAGAACTATTTAAGGATCTTTTACCAATACAAATTAAATTTTCATTAAGTGCTGATATAGAATGAAAAGTATCACCATCTCTTGTTGACCATTGTACCCAACCTGCTATTTTTTCATCTCTAACGGAATGAAATACTGATAACTTGCCTGGGTGTGTTGAACCATTATTTAAAAAAAAAGCATATTGTTCAGGTCTAGTTAAGTTACCTTTCATAATTGCTATTTCTTTAGGACTATCAATTAAATGTTGTGCAAGTATAGATACTGCTGTGGATTTATATCCATCTTCAATATCAGAATAAACAAATTCTCTAATTGCTTTACCATTTTTTTGAACAAACCCTGTAGCTAAATCAAACATTTTAGGAGCTGTTCTTGAGATTCCGTATGGAGTTTGTCTTTGAATACTTACATTAGCTGGAGTAATAGTATTATCAGTAGAAGATACTGGAACATAATATTCTCCACCATCTGTAAAAACTTGTAAGTCTTTTCCAGATAACATATGTCTAACTTCATTAACTTGATCTCCTGAAATATCTACATCTATAGCATCTGCTGAATCTGCATCATCTACATCAAAATTATAATATTCAGAAATTTTAGAAGCAAGTACAGCAGCAGGTCTAGAGTATAAACCTCCTAACCATAATCTTTTAGCATGGAATGTAACAGCTTGAGCATATCCTCTTAATGTAGATATTGCTTGTTCATCCCAATCTGCAGTTGCTGTTGTATTGGCTAATGTTTCATTAACTGTTGCTGTAACATGAGTTGCATCAGTAAATGCTGTTATTGTCATAGTCTTATCATCTTTTCTAATTTTAATTCCTACCCAAGATGCCGAAAAAGTATCAGCACTTGCTGTAACAGTAACAGATCCAGTAGTAGCAGATGTTCCTATAGTAGTAGCACTATCTGCATATTTATAATAAGGTTCATATATTGGATAACCAGAAGAATGAGTTGCAAAAGTAAAAGCAGTAACAGTAAATGAACTAGCTGATACTCTAAATATTTTTCTAAGTGGATTGTTTCTATGAGCTACAAAAATTGTATCTCCAAATTGAGCAAAGTTTAATTCAAATAATTGAGCTGTTGTCCAATTACAATTAGTTGTATAATTAGAAGTAATAGCTACACCTGATGTATTATATACATCCATTCTATTATTAGATAATACAATAATAGCTACTTCATCATCAGAAAATATAAAAGGAATAATTCTACTTTCTGCAGGTAGTGTTGCTAAATAAGAAGTTCCTGGTCTTCTCATTAAACCACCTTCTGCTAATAAAGCAAAATTTTTACAATTTTTAGCACCTTGAAAATAAGATGCAACATCAGTACGAGTTGCTAATAATGGATTAAGTTCTCCAGATGAAAAATTGGTTATAACCGTTCTTAATGTTCTTCCCATTATACATCCGTTCTTGTAGATCTTCTTAAAGAAATAAATCTATTAGTGTCTAAAACTTTAGAAGTTGTTTCAGCAGAATCTATATTTTTAGCTACAAGAAATTGTCTTTCAGCTAATTCTTTAAATTGTTTAATCATAGCTGAATCTCTAGCTACAGAACCTGAAAATACTGCAGCTAATTCATATTCTAAAGCTAATCTAAAATGGGGTGGAAAATATGCTTCACCTACTTTGTAAATATAATCCATTACAAGTGTATTAGATGAACCATAATCATTTACATAAATGTAATCTTGATACCTTGCATAAGGTATAACATAATCATTAACTGTAATTGAAATAATTTGTAATACTGCAGGAGATGTTGGCATCTGATATGCATAAGCATATCTTCCTGTTGGTGTATTACTTAAAAGGGATAATGTTGCTTGAGTTGTTGCAAATCTCCATCTATGTCTAGTTAGAGAAGCTTCGGTAACATCAGTATAAACATTTGAAGCTACTAGTGCTTCTGTACTTCCATCTGAAAAAGATGAAATGGGTTGAGCACCTATCATTACTAAAGCTCTTGCACATATGTCTATATCAGTTGTCGCCATAATTTTTATTGTCTGCAATCTAGGGGGATTGCTCCCCCTAAATTTTTATTTGATGTGAACTATGCCTCGATGACTGTATTTAGATTCGTTCCACCGTCATTTACAGACACGATTATTGTGTCCATAACTGCGTTAGATCCTCCACTATTTACAAGTATAACATCTCCAGCTTTTAGTTCTGCGTAAGACAGAATGAAATAATCATCTGCCACGATTGTGCCTATAGCATCTCCGTCAGTATAATACCAAAGAGAGTTAGAAGCACCCATTTGAGCAACCTTTTTTACAGGATTGTCTATTGCGTATGCCATATTATAATCTCCTTTTAATTATTCTGTACATAACTGAACTCTTGCTGCATCACCGTCAATTTGTACACTACCTAATGAAATCATAGACGTTATTAGGTGTGAAACTTTTTCAGGGATGTAGTTAACTTCAGTACGTACATCTGAACCGATACCACAGCCAATTGCTGATTTATGAAAAGCCAGATTTTTTCTGTCCGAACCTGATAAAGATAAACCAGAGTGTACGAAGAATAGGAATCCCATCCATCTTTTGGCAGTCATGCCATTAGGGAATGGTAGATCACTAGGCCCTACGTATTCTACTCTAGAGAATTGATCAACAGATAATAGGTCAGACCATTGTTTTGGCCCTACTGCCCAATATCTTTGATTGTCATCAGGAACATCGTTTCCATTAAACACTTCCATCATATTCTTAGCTTTAATGAGAGTCATCCCAGTTGCTGAAGAACTGACGTTAGCTGCAATTGAAGTTGCTGCGTCAAGAGTAGATATTAACACTTCGTCAGTTTTTCTGCCGAGTGCATATGCTGCTGATTGAGCTACAACTTGCCGTTCATCAATGTTTATCTTTAACTCGTCTAATTTGTCAACGTAATCTGCTGCATAGTAATCGGTCAAAGTTGCACTTACATTGCTGTGAGCTAGATCCATTGCAACTACTTCAGCGTGTCTTGCTTTAGTATTTGCAGAACCTTTTGCAACTTTTTGGAACTTAACAGTAGAACCATTAACACCATTGACTGTTCTAACTAAATTTTTCAATTTGCTTCCCATTCTTTGGTAAGCCATATGAACTTCAGCTTCGAACTGAGTAATAAAGGCATTTGTGATTGAACTTGCCATTGTATTATGTCCTTTGTTATTGTTAATTTACCGATTGTCTTTTAATGCAGGGGGTTTGTTGTCCAGTTAAGGGCAAACATTAAACATTCTAAGGTCTTGAATAAGAAATATTATTTACAGATAATGTTGGCAACGCACATTAAATCCATTGTTTAGGGATAGTTATAACTTCACCAAATTCTATTGCACCTTTTTCATCGTAAGAATAAGTACCAAACAAAGTAATAAAATCATCTGTATCTTTATAAATCCAAAAATCTCCAGTAATACATTTGGCAGGTACTGCTGCTTCTATTTCTGCAGCAGTTAGCCATCCTGTTTGAGATACACAATCTCTCCATTTAAAAGGTTTATTAAGTTTTTTATACTTAAATTTAACTTTTTGGTGCTTGATTTTTGAACGCCTTTTCATATAACTCAGTAACTCGTCTTACATAAGAAGGATCTCTTTTACCACTATCCCAGTAACGAGGATCATTCAACATTGATTTTAAATCATCTGCAGTAGCAGAAGCATCTACTTGAGTTTGTGATGTAGGCATATTAGTATCTTTAGTAAGCTTCATCAATTCTTCTATAACTTTAACTCCTCCAGCTGTTCCAGCTAAATCGGATATTGTAGAATATCCATCAGGACTTAAATGTTTTTTAGACCACATTGATGCAGCTTCAACTCTTTCTTTGCCATTATCTCCAAGTTTTTGCTTTTCAAGATCTGGATTAGGTAAGTTAGCTACAGCATTATCAACAAATGCTTTAACACCTGAATCATATTGTTCTTGAGAAAGACCTGCGTCTTTAGCAGTTTCTCCCCACCATTTAACTATGGGCATTTCTGCAGTTACAGATAATTTAGTGTTTTCCATTTCTGGAACATTTAACTTATAAGACTCTGGAACATTCTTAAGTCTTTCAGCTTCTATATCTGTTCTAATTTGTTTAGAAAGATCTTCGGTTCTAGAACCTAATTTAGCTTCAAGTGAATTATAACTTGAAGATAGGTTTTCTATGTTTACTTGTTTGGAATCTGAATCCCAAAACTTATCCTGAACATAATCAGGTTTACTTACTTCAGAACCAATTGTTTCTGTGGCGATTGGTGCTGATGTTGCATTATCATCTGCCATCTTGTTCTCCTTTTCTTATTCTTGATTTAATGATTCCTACTAAAAATCTCATACCTTCGATATGAAATAACTGATTGCTAGTTACATTAGGCCCAGCAACAGCTTCAGTAGTTATTGATTGTAAGTAGTGTAAAATCTTTTTACCTTCATCATC